AACTCTTGGAATTTTTGAAACCACGATTATTAATAACATTGCAGAAGCGATGACCAAGGCACTTGAGCAGGCAATTATCTCTGGAACCGGCGTTGGCCAGCCCAAGGGCGTACTGGCAGAAACCGTTGCGGAAGGGCAGAACATTGATATCGCTGCAAGCAAGGAGCCTGACTATAAAACATTGGTAGATGCAGAAGCTGCTTTGCCATTGGCTTATGAAAACGGTGCGGTGTGGTGCATGACTAAGAAAACATTTATGAGTTTTGTTGGTATGGTTGATGGTAATGGGCAGCCGATTGCCAGAGTCAGTTATGGTATTTCAGGGCGTCCGGAAAGATCCCTGCTTGGCAGAACTGTTGTCTTAAACGACTATATGTCTAATGCCGTGCCGACGGCGGATACTGTTGTAGCTTTCCTGTTTAATTTCAGTGATTACCTGCTGAATCTTAATTATAATATGACCGTAAAGAGATATGAAGATAACGATACCGACGATCAGGTCACCAAGGCTATTTTGCTGGCCGATGGTAAGGTTATTGACAAAAACAGTCTTGTCACTGTTACCAAAAAGACGTCGGCTTAAGGAGGGGAGCAATCCCCTTTTTTGGAGGTGGTTGAATGATTGATGATGTCAGGGACGCATTAAGAGTATCCGGAACTGATTTAGATACCGAGATATCAGACCTGATAGATGCTGCCAAAGCTGACCTCGCATTAAGTGGAGTGCAAAAATCTAAGATTATTGATGAGGATCCTCTGATCAAAAGGGCTATTACGGTGTACTGTAAGGCCCATTTTGGGTATGAGGATCCTAATTTGTCCAGCCGATTTGCCGAGAGCTACGATAGCCTGAAGCATCATTTAACGCTATCGTCTGAGTATGGCTATGCCTATGACTGATAAGCGACAGAAGATACAGTTTTTAAAACGTGTGACCGGTCACGATAAATACGGTGAGCCATACGACACATGGGAGATTGTAAAGACGGTGTGGGCGAGCAAAGAACCTATTTTAGGCAATGAATACTTTGCATCACTTACTACTAATACGAAAGTCGAAGTAAAATTTAATTGCCGATATACTCCCGGAATTACAAACGCTATGCGGATAAAACATGGCAATGAGATGTACGAGATCCTATCTGCTATAAATGTAAAGTCTCTAAACCGCGATCTGCTCTGCTACTGTAAGCTGGTGGACGAATGAGTATATATTTTAGGGTAGATGGCATGGAGAAGCTTATAAAAAGCATTGAAGAACTCGGGAAAGTCCCACAAAAATATGTGACATCGGCATCACGAAAGGCAATGACTGCCGTGCAGAAGGTATCCAAAGAAAAGGCACCATATGAAACCGGAAATTTGAGAAAAGGAATCATCCTCAGGGGAGAGAAATCGCATAGCAAAGGGAAGAAAGTATATAGAATTATTTTCGACCCGAGGATGAATGATATTTTTCAGAAAAAAAGTGGTAAATATGGTGAAGTTAAGGGCTACTACCCGGTGTCTCAAGAGTATGGTTATTTTTCGCGGAGTGGTAATTACATTCCGGGGTTTAGGTTTGTTCATAAAAGTTTTAAACAGAATACCCGGAACATTGAAAGCACCATTATTGGCACTATGCAGACGAAAATAGATGCAGAATTAAGAAAGGCAGGGCTGAAGTAATGGAAACGGCATTAAGGGCCGAACTAATACGGAGCGTCCCGGAGCTTGAAAATAGCGTGTATCCTACGAATGCGCCAGAAGAATCTACGAAGCCCTATCTTGTATATGCACGCATCAGCACAGATCTTGGAAAAACGATGGAAGGGTATAACGAGGGTGGAAGCTACGATTATATGTTTAGCTGCATTGCAAAACGATATAGGGATATGAAAAGCCTTACTGATAAAGTAACGGATTTTTTAAAATCCTTGCCAAAACATTATATAGCAGAAGAGGAAGAAACCGCATTTGTGGAAGACATTGTAATTAACAATATATCTTTTACGTGGGAACCAGAGCTAAAAGTTAACAGAGGGATAATAGACTTTACAATATATGTATGAAAGGATGAGGGGAATGGCAAATAAAGCAACAAGAGCCGTGGGGACGGTTATAAAAAAAGGTGAAGACACAATCGGCAGTCTTACATCCATTGGTGGAATCGAAATAACTGTTGATAGCATGGATGTTACCACTCTCGACAGCGATGGCGGATATAAAGAGTCTTTGGGCACTTTTAAGGATGGCGGCGAAGTACCACTGGAAGGCTTTTTTGTTGCCGACGATGGGGGGCAGATGGCATTACAGTCCTCCCTTGATAGCGGGTTGGCGGAGGCATACACGATTGAGTTTCCAACAATACCGGCTGCTACCTGGACTTTTAAGGGAGTCGTAACCAGCTTTAAAGTTGGAGATGTAGAGCTCGATGGGGCAATTAATTTTGGAGCAACCATTAAGGTATCTGGTAAGCCAGTGCTGACAGCAGGGACCGGAGGAGTGGCATAACCCTCCCCCTAGGAGGTAAGCATGAGTCAAACAAAAATGTTGTTACATGGGTTAATAGAAGAAAACGAATTTGTCTCTGCGAATATAAAAGCCGAAAAAAAAGATGCGGTAAGTTTAATCCACCTTGAGATTATTTTGAAACCACTCGATAAAGAAGAACCGGAAGACGAATATCAAACGCTTTAAGGAGGGCAAATATGAAAGTACCTATTCAGCTTGACAAACCACGAAGCTTTAAATTTAGTATGAGGGTTATCAGCAACATTGAAGAAAAGTTTGGAAAGTCCCTGATGGAAATACCGGGAATGAATAATGGGCAACTGACAATGAAGGATTATGCAATTGTAATGTGTGAAGGCTTGAAGCACGAAGACCCAGAGCTTACCCCCGAAAAGGTTATGGATCTGGTAGACGAATACTCTGATATCATGACCGTATCAGAGGCCATGTGGCAAGCCTTAAATGGAGTACTGGTGGGAAATAAGAGCCCAAAAAACGCGGGAAAGCCGGAAAAGAAGTAAAAGCAGCAACGTTTACTCTCCGTGGTGCATGGGAGCAAGCAGCGTATATAGGCATCCCAATTAGTGATTTTTGGGAAATGACGATGGAGGATCTTAATATCGCTGTAAAGGCGTATAAGGACAGGGAAACAAAAGAGCAGCAAGAACAGATATACCAGGCTTATTTGATATCTAGATGGGTATGGCAAAAAGAGATTAATATTAAAAAAATCCTAAGAGACATGGAAGAGCCGGGCAACGAGCCTATGACGGACGAGCAAATGCTGGCGAAAGTTAAAACGTTAAACACCATGTTAGGTGGAGAAAAGGCTTGCAAATCCTAGCAACATATGGTAATGTAAAGATAAATATAGCGAGGGGGCGTAGGCATGGGATTATACGGATCTCCGGAGTTATTACCTGACGAAAACGAGTATAGACGTGAGCATAAACAAAAGCATGTGCCAAAGTGGCCTTGGATAATAGCAGCGATCTTTATAGCGGGCTTTGCATTAAACAAGATGGATTTTAGCAAAGCAAATGTGCCAAATGTTGGAAACGCACAGAACGTGATATCTGTAGGCACCAGGAAAAACCCGGCTACAGTAAATCAATCGGTACAGGCAGATATACAAGATCAATCTGGTAATGCTTACCGGATGGAAGTTACGCTGATAGACTTTCGGCGGGGCGAAGAAGCTGAGAAGATTTTAACCGCCTGGCACAGCGCAGGAGATCCGGGAGAGGGTAAGGAACACGGATTGGCGAAATTTAAGGTTAAGTACTTGGAAGATAAAAACAATAAAGATACTCCTTTAACTCTCTCTGGATCAAGCTTTTTGTATTCCACCGAAAATTATAACGTATCTAACCTAACGTGGGATGTGCCTGGCATGGACCCGGCAATGACCGGCCAGCTGTATGCAGGAGCCGATCATCAAGGCTGGGTATGTTACAGCTTGGAAAAGTCCGATACAGCGCCGAAAGTAGTTTTTGCACAGAGCGTGTGGTTTGACTTAACAAAATAGCATTCATGGAGCGCCGTTTAAGGCGCTTTTTTATTAGGCACTGGTTTTAGCCGGTGCTTTTTCCGTGCCAAAAAAAGGCAGGTGAAAAAATGGCAGGATCCAATTTTATTGTTAGAGGTGGAGGGGATTTTTCCCAGATTAGTAGAGGACTGAAAGATACCCAAAGCCAACTGAAAAATTTTAAAGGTGAAGCAGAAAAAGCCTCCCACGGCATAAGCCAAACTTTGGGAGGAGTAGTGGACGGACTGGGGCTTAGCT